CCGGTCGCAATGCCCAGATAGGTATGCTCATACGCGCGCGGGTTGCGCACTTTCAGCTCCTCCGCGCGCTTGAGAAAAGTCGGTCCGAGCCATGCGGCAGGGACCATCGTATAGTCGCTGTGATGAACAAAAACGCTCTTGCCGGGGTCTATTGCCCACTTGTTCGTCCAGTTGTTTGCGCTTTTCGGCGGGTTATAGGTGCAGACGCAGAGTGCCGCTTTGCCGCCGCGAATCGCGGAATCCAGCACATTCTCAATTTCGCCCTCGCCTGCAAACTCGTCGAGTTCTTCAAACCAGACATATTTGAAATATTTTCCGAACGGCAGCTTGATGGATTTGATTTTCTTCGGCTCGTCCAAGCCCTTGAAAACAATCTTCTGCCCCGTCCGCTCGTTGACGATCTCCATCGGGCTGACGGTCACTCTCCAGTGGTCACCCAGTCCCAGCACGTCAATCGCCCACTGCATCTGCTCAAAGACACTGCCGCGCAATGTATCTCCAACCTTGCGCAGCACCAGCGCGCAGGCATCCTCGTCATGCTCCAGCCCCGCGCTGATGCCGAGGCTTGCCGTCGAGGATTTCATGCTGCCGCGTCCGCCGCCCAAGAGCGCTTTGGTATATTCGCCGGTGTTGTCGAGCAACAGGCTTAGAACCTCGTCAAAGCACCGCGCCGTATTCTCATGCAGACGGCGGTCGATGGCTTCCAGCTCCCCTTCCGGGCGCTTGGTCTTGCCGATCAGCTTCTCCAGCACGTTTTCCCGCTTCGCCATCTTCTCACCGCCTTTCAGAAACGAGGGAACGATGGGGCTTTGCCCCAAACCCCACCAGAAACCTGAGGTTTCTGGACTTCCCACTTTATAAACTTGACATTGAACGCGCGCTTACAAAAAACTAAAAAGAGGCAGTACGCCGCGTCCTGCGCACTGCCCAAGCAAGGAGGTTTCCCAGACCGCCGCACAGGTCATGCCCCGCTTTGGCGGATGAAGCCCGAAGCATTTCGGGCATAGCTTCGCCCTCCGGCGCTCGAATCGAGGCTGGCTGGCGTTGTCGGAGTACCGTCCGACCCGTCTGTTCGGGCTTTCCGGCGTGGGGAATCCTCGACCCGCCGCCTTTCAGCCCTGCTTATCGTCCGTTTGTTCAAAGGTTGCGTGCATCGTCACTTCGCGCATGCCGCCCGGCAGGTCAAGCGCGACCGTAATCACGCCCTGCCTTGCGTCCGCACAGGTGATCGTATGCGTCACTTCCATCAGCGGTCCGCCGACCACTTCGGTCACGCTGTTTTGGCGTACCACCTTCGTCCCCTGTACGCCGTGCCAGTACAGCGCCATGACCGCCGTCATCTGCTCCTCCGGGATTGCCTCGTAAGGTTCGCCGAGGATGCGCAGCACGCCGCGCAAATGCCGCAGTCTCTGCCACATATCAGCGTTCATAACGCAGCCGACGAACACATAGCCCGGCATAAGGATGCGCTCGCGCTCCTGCCCGCGTGTCGTGTGATGCTCAACCGGCAGCAGGCTGTCCGCGTCGCCCAGTCCGTAAACCGCCAGTGCCACGTCGCGCTCCTCGCCGGTGCGCACATGCAGCGCGAACCACTCGCGCCCCTGATGATCTCTGTATTCACGTTTCACTGGCTTCCACCACCTTTTCCGCCGCCGTCAGGCTGGCTTCTTCAAGTTGCCTAAGCAGCTCCGGGTTATGCCGCACTTGCTCGGTCAGCTCCGCCATCAGCGCGCGGCGCACGGTTTCCACGTCCTTCGCGTAGGCACGCACCATGCGCTCCTTATAGACGGCGTTGCGCTGGTTCTTGAGCACCAGCTCGATCAGCTTGGGCAGGGGGATTTCCCCATAATCCTCTGCCGATGCGTCTGAAAGCACCTGAATCAGGTTGTCCATGACCAGTGCGTTCGCCGCATCGGAAAGCTCAAGTCCCCGATGTTCCTGCATCGCCGTGATGATCGCGTTCGCATTTTCGCGAGCATATTGCAGCCGCATCGCCGCCCGCCCTGTGCGCTGGGCATATCGCCCGATGGCGCTCTTGCTGATGGGGTAGCCGCTGTCCGTCGCCCAGTCCGCAATCTCCTTATAGCTGATGGTCTTATCCAGCAGCATGCTTTCGATCTGCACGCGGATGTCGTCCGGCAGCTCGTCCATACGGCTGACGATCCGCGTGCGCTCCCGCTTGCGTCCCATCTCTTACTGGCGCATCGGGTCGCCGAAAGCCACGCCCTCGTCGTCGAGCGTGCCTTCCATCAGGTCGATGCCTTTCGCGGTCAGGCGGACGAGCGCCTCCCTCGGCGGGTCCTGCACGAGGCTGAGAACCTCGTCGCCCAGATAGACCTTGACATAGCCCTTGTCCGCCAGATAGTAAATGTGCGAGCCAATCTCGTTCGCCGCCTGCGGGTCGTCCTGCATGAGCGCATATTCCAGCGTCCTTTGCATGACCGCCGCGCGCGGATTGCCAAACAGCAGCGTCAGCACCGCGCCGCGCGCGCACTTGCGTCTGGCAATCGCCATCTTATCCATCCCCATCTCACTTTTCCTCCCTTTTCATAAGCAGCGTGATAATCTGATCCAGCTTCTGCGTCTGCTGTGCGCTTGAACGGATGAAGTCCTCGCGCAGCGTATAGAGGAAGGGCATCTGATTGATCGTGTTATTCAGCTTGTCCTCCACCTCGGTGATGCGCTTGTCCTGTTCCTTGTCCCGTGTGTCCTTCTTATCCATGCCGCGCTTGACGAAGAACGCGAGCGCGCTAATCAGCAAACCGACGGCTCCCGTAACCGCCCAGAACACATATTCCTCCACGCTTTCCACCCCAATCAAAAAAGCCGCAGCCTTTCGGTTGCAGCCATTGTAGCATAGTTTTCCGCGCCAGTCCTTTGACGCACTTATTACACGCACGTGTTAGAGATTTTGGGATTCAGCCGTCAAAAAGACTGGTCTGTCCTCGGATTTCCCCGCGTTCGTCAATCGACGCGATGCGCTTGACCCAGCTTTCGCTGACGTCGTATTTGAGCGCCAGCGCCCGCGTATTCGTTCCGTCATATTCCTGTCGGATGCGGCGGTCGCGGATGTTTCGCAGCAGGCTGTCCAGCTTGGGAACATAGATGATCATGCCGCTGTATGATTCAACCAGCGTCAGCATGTTCTCCGTTCCCAGCAGCTCCGCCAGATCAAGCATTGTCGCGTTTGTAATGTCCTCCGGCTTCACGTCGTGCGCCCAGCTTGGAATCATCCGCCGCACTCCTTTACGCCTTTCGCTCCGCCCGGTCGCCGTCGCGCATGGCGGTCAGGCCGTCGATGACGACGCTTGCCTGTTGCGGCGTGAGGAACCGCACGTCGTCCGCCTTGCACATGCGCCGGATGTACCCGCGCAGGCGCTCCGGCTGGTCGTTCCAGCCCAACTCGCAGGTCAGCCGAAATATCTTCCGCTGCTGGGCTTCCGTCGCCCGCCCCGCGCCGCCGCCCGTCCTGACGACCGGCTGACCGCAGCGCGTTTTCAACTCCTCGATCATCCGCCCGGCTTCCCTGCCGGACAGGGTGCGCAGGCTGTCCGTGCCGCTGATACGGTACGCCATGCCGTGCAAATCCTCCATGTCCATCCCCAGCTTCCGGCTCAACGCAAAGATGGCTTTAAGCTGGGCACTCGTTACTTTCAGCGCCATACCCGCCGCCTCCTTATTGCTGCCCCAGCGCTTCTTCATCCACGTCATAGCCGAAAACATCCTCGACCTCCAGCTTCGCGCCGACCTCGGCAATCTCGCCCGCGCTGTATTTTTTCAGCGCCTCCTTGTCGATCTTCGGCTCCGGGTAGACCACGCACTCCTTCATCCCTCGCCGCAGCAGTTCTGCGATGATGGTCTTGATCTTCTCCACACCGCGCGGCAGGGTCAGGCGGGTGCTCTGTCTGAACCCGACCTTGCCAAACGTGAGCGTCCGGCTCTTGGCTTTGCCGAGGTCTGCCCGGTGCAGCGTCGCGAACTCGCGCAGTGCCTGTTCGAGCATCGCAATGTGATCCTTGATGGGTCTACCCTTCGCTTCCGCGTCCGCCTTGGCATCGGCGATGCGCTCGTTCATCACGTTTTCGATGGCTGCCAAATCGCGCCGGTTCTCGCCGATCTGCCGCAGCGCGTCGTCCGCCTGCTGCCAGTTTTCCAGTTGGAGCGCGCAGGTCACTTTCCTTCTTGCCATGTTGTGCCTCACTTTCTAAGTCGTAAATCCTCCCCGTAAAAGCGGATTGCCGTCGTGCGGGATACGTCCATCAATCGGGATGCGACGCGCTGCTCGTACATGCCCTCCATCCTTTCCGGGTTCAGGTTTGTGCTGATAATGGTGTGTCGGTCGTTCATGTTCCGCTCGTTGATAACCTGAAACAGATAGCCGCTCGTGTTCCTCGTCTGCGGCTCCGTTCCCAAGTCATCAATAAAGAGCAGGTCACAGTCCATCACGCCCTCCACGGCGCGCGCTTCGCTGCCGTCAAACTGATTCTTGCGCATGATTTCGCAGAGCCTGTACGCCGTCACCCGGCGCACCAGATAGGCGCGTTCCATGATGCGCTGCGCAATGCAGTCGGCAACGAAGGTCTTGCCCAGCCCCGCCGCGCCGAAGAAAATCAGATTCGGCTTTTCGTTGTCCGGGAAATCCTCCGCGTATCTCTGCGCCGCCCGCAGGATCAGCCGCATGTGGTCGCGCTGGCTGCGCTTTTCGCCGGGAATCGGAATATCCGGGAAAACATTCAGGTCAAACTGCGCAAAGCTGTGCCTGCCCAGCCCGCCCTTGTGTTCTCCGGCGTTCTCCGCGTCCATGATGCGCTGCTTCATGCAGGCGCAAAGCTCATGTACCGGTTCGCCGACATACCCGGTATCCCGGCAGATCGGGCAGCGGTAGATGGGCTGCAAATAATCCTCCGGGTATCCGGCTTTCGTCAGCTCGGCGCGAATCCTGCCGTTCAACTCGCGCATCTCGCCTTGCAGGTTCTCCGCGTCCACGGCGCGCCCTTGCAGCGCCGTGCGGATGGAGCCGGTCAGACGGTCGCGCCGCTCGTCCAGCAGCGCCGCGATAGCCGGGAAACCCTGACGAATCTTCCGCTCGCGCCGCTGTCCTTCCCGCTGGTTCTCCGTTCGGATGTTCTCGTATTCGCCCAGCAGGCGCTTGATTGTGCTTGATGTATCCATGTTCACCTCCTTGACCATAAGCGCCGCGCCTCCACGCGGGAGGCGCACCCGGCTTGCACGGGTCATAGCTTATCTTGCGATAAGCCGGGTCTGGCGGTCTGTCGTTCATTGTCCCATCTGCCTCGTCGCTTCCGCCAGCGTACTGCCTCGCGGCTGGAAGCGGAAACCGTACTGTTTGTAAAACTCGGCGGCTCCCAGCTTGAACCAGTCCTTCGCCGCCGCTACGGCGTTGAGCTTGCGCACCATGCGCCCATCGCTGTCGCGGACGATGAGCAGCCCGCCGTTTTGCTTGACCGTCAACATCCTTACACCCCCTTCTTAGCCCTGCAATTTGTAGCACTTCGCGCCCGCGAGAATCTCCTGCGTGACCGTGCCGCCCGCCGCTGCTTCAAGGCACATGCCAAAGATTTCGATGAAGTTGCCCATGCCGCCGTGTCTGGTATCGGTCGCGATCAGCGTCAGCTCCGCCGCCACGCGCGGCTCCACGTCATACTGCGCAAGGATGGCGCGCACTTCGTCGGGCTTGATGCCGGTCAGCTTGATTTCGTATTTGCGCCGGTAAAGCTGGGACAGATTCGACCGCCCGCTGCCGTGGGTCAGGATTTCCTCCAGCC